TACCGTTTGAGCAGTATGTAAAAACGGTAAAATCTGTTGTCAGCAAACTGTCTAATAGAGAGCATGCAGTGAAATACATGGTTGCTCTTGTTGAACACGCTAACGACGAAATAAACGATGCAGAAATGAAAAAGGTTGCAATGGCAACCAAACTCAACGCCACACAGAAGAAAAACATTCAAAAGTACTTTGGAGAGGTTGTTGGTCCCATATGGACCACAAGAAACAATGTGTTTGGTGACACACCAGATCCAAAAAAATGTTTTGTGTTTCATCCTTCTGCCGCTAATACTCCACTCACAGATTACGAAGTGCGAATTATGGGGAAGGACGGGAAAAAAACTGCTCATGCAAGACAAACAGAGAAGTCAAAAGTTAACGCTGCGAGCAATCTGTTACGATCAAACAGAATATCTGCCAAATCTGGTAGCACAACAAATACTGTAAAAGCAAAAGACATCTTGGATGTATTGCGAGAACGAAACGGCATAAACGAAAAGAATTGGAAGGGATCAGTAGAAGAAAAATTGTTTGAGGTTTTGGCTGCGTCTAGCACATCAGTTGGTCCATTAAACGGTGCAGCACTACTAATAGAGAAAAAAATAATTACCAACTACGCACCCGCGTCCACCCTGAAAAAATTAGCAGACCTGCTTTCAAAGGGAGGAACTGCAAAAACAATGCTTGGCAAATCTGTTGACGATGTGTTGAGTGATGCAGAAATACAGACTCTTAAGCCCGTGGTGCAGGCAGAAAAATCCTTGAATCATTTTATAAACAATAAAGGAAAAGTAGCCACACTTGCAAACAAAGATTCACTCATAGTTGGTTATATTTGTGTGGCAGTTGAACGATACTTGCAGAAGGTGTCAGAGAAATCTGAAAAACTTGAACTTGAAGGAATGTTTTCTGATGCTGTGGCAGGCATAATCAATTATGTGGAATTTACCCTTGATTCGTCCAATTACCCTGTGTGGAAACACTACGGAGTGAAAGAACTAAATAAGATTGACGGATATCTTCGCTCAAAGAACAGCCTGTCCACTCGCTTGGCAAAGCGAGGCATGGCAGACTCACTAGGATTCCAACCAATATTTGGATGACCCATGAAAGACTTCAAGGACTTACGAGATCACGCATTCGCTTCACTTCAAAGGCTATTCTTTGAAGAGTTTGACGCTGAACTCACAGAGTCCAAAATTGTGCTTGATATGCCAAACTTTACTCGTGAAGATGTGATTGCGTATCTTGACGAAGAAGGCATTGAATGGGAAGAAAAGGACGGCGTGATTGAGATTCTTGATCCTGTTGAGCAAGCAGACATTGAAGTTGAGGTTGAAGCAGAAGAAGCCGAAGAGATCGAAGAATCGGTCGAGTTTGAAACCGAGATGTTGGGAGAAGCGTCGGCCAAGCGAAAAATCGTGGTTCGTAAAGGAAAGAAACGAATCATTTTCAAATGTGGTCCAGGAATGATGAAGCGTGGTCCTCGTTTGTGCGTTCGTCGCCCAGGATCACAACTACGAAAAATGAAACTGCGTTCCAAGCGTTCGGCTCGCAAGGCTCGCTCCAAGCGTAATGTGGCAAAGCGTAAGCGTAAACTGTCTATGCGTAAGCGGCTGTCGTTCGGCTTGCGTCCACGCAAGCGTAAGTAACAAACAGGAAACTACACCATGATTCAATGTGACAAGACACCAAACGGTGGTCGTGTGCGAGTTAGCGGAAAAGACTCGCAAGCAGCAATAGATTTTGTGCTTTCCGACCAAACCGAAAATCCATTAACTCTGACCATAACAGAAGAGTTTGGAAGCGATCCACGCCTCACACTGGCAGTAATTGACAGTCTCGTGGAGCGATACTCCCCTCCTGTTGTGTGGTTTCGTACAGGCAACGCAGAGTTACGGTACTTGCCGTATATCTCAAATAGTGTCTACAGGCACTCCACAGTTCACGAGCAGTCCCTATTTACTCGCCCGTTTACAGACGGCAAAACATTCAGCAGAATCTATTCTCTTGCAGAAGCCATGAGCAATTACGCTCTGGTTCGTTCTGTGAACGAAGAACTACAAATATTCGACAGATACGCTGTGCTGTCCAAGTTTAGGAAAGCGTTAAAACCGCTGGAATTTATCTCCATGAAAGAAGAGTGTGACTACAATATACAGACCGCGTGTGTGGACGCAACCCGTAACACCATTCAGCACGGCAAGGAGAACTTGGATGCCACAGGCTCGTACTCGGCGGCTTTTCAAAAAGTGCTACACGAACTGGAAGCGAAACAGGCGAGCGGCTCGTATTCGTTTGACGCAAAAACCGCGTACCTGCGTGAAGTCGTGGTTGGAGTGTGTCTACCAGCAATCGTGCTATTTGGCAGCAGCAATCCATTCACACAGGCTGTGACCGAATCATTTATTCGTGGTGCTGCGGAATACGCACGAATATCGGAAGCGTTGCTAGAAGGCTACGAAGCCGCACTCAAGTATTCAAACTAGATACTTTGTTGAATATTTCATAAATTACACACCTAGATACTATTAGGAGATTAAACCATGCCAAACATGAGAGACATGCTACTGTGGATGCAGCAGCAACAGAACAAGCCTGAATTTTCTGCTGCCAAGCGATGGATGGCTCGCAACCAAACTCCACTTCCCCAACAGCCCAAGACTGAACCCGAAGTGGAAGCCGTTGATGAGCAGCCACCTGAAAACGAGTAAGTATGAAATCTTTTCGTCATGCTTTTGTGAATATTTCGGGGGATATAACAGCCGCAGAGGCAAACGGCTCTCGGCAGTACACAACACCCGATGGAGTTTTCCCGTCTGTGACTACTGTTACAGGATGGGCAAAGCGAAAGTTCTTCGCAAAATGGCGACGAGAGAATCCCGAAGAGTCCAAACGAATCCTGTCTCGTGGCACTCGGGTTCATGCTCTTATAGAGGACTATTTACAGAACCGTTTTGAGGCTTCGCTACAAGAAGCCGCAGGCACCGAAGAACTAGACATATTCAACACCATGCAGCCGTATTTGGACTGTATTGACAATATTCGTGCGGTTGAAGTACCCCTGTGGTCAAAGAAAATTGGATTGGCAGGACGCACCGACTGTATTGCAGAATACAACGGCAACCTATCTGTGGTGGACTTCAAGACCTCCAAGAATCCCAAGAGTGAAGACGCAATTGGTGATTATTTTACTCAAGGAGCCGCATACGCTCTTATGTGGCAAGACCTGACAGGGCAGCGAGTAGACAATATTACAATCATCATGGGTGTAGCCAGCACGGGCGAGTGCCAAGTGTTTGAAGCCCACACCCGCGATTGGGTGGAACCCCTTGTGGACGCTATTGCCTTGTGGAAGTCTGAACAGGTTTCTACGGTCTAAATAATGGGGTGAAACCCATGAATTCATTTATTCCATTTTTGGCAGAGTCCCTGAAAAGCACAGGTGGCAAAAATGTCCACTTGGAGCACCTTGAAGACGAAATCTTTAACGGTGGCTTTGCAGGGTTTTCAAAGGCTATGAATTCCCTGCGTGGAGTGGTGCAGTCACTACACGGCAACGATACTGTGCCATACGATATTTCAGTCAAGTGGGACGGTGCTCCTGCTATTATTCTGGGAACTGACCCTGAAAGCGGCAAATTCTTCGTGGGCACCAAGAGCGTGTTTAACGCCACACCCAAAGTAAACTACACCGAAGCGGACATTGACCGCAACCATCCCGCAGAAGGCTTGAATGCTAAACTCAAACTAGCGTTGAAGAACTTGAAGGGGTTACGCATCAATACGGTACTGCAAGGCGATCTGCTGTTTGACCGCGAATCACTCAAGCGTGAAACCATCGACGGCAAGAGATACCTTACATTTCAGCCCAACACAATTAAATACGCAATTGATCCGCAGTCGCCTTTAGGCAAACGAATTGCTGCTGCCAAGATTGGAATTGTGTTTCATACCGAATACGGCGGAAACACCATAGCCGATCTAAAGGTCAAGCAGTTCAACCCAAGCCTTGCAGGACTAGCAAAAAGCCGTGTAGTGTGGTACGACAACGCCACTTTCCGTTTCTCCAAGGGCGACGGGTTATTCTCTGCACACGCAATCAACGACATCAACTCAAAGATTGATGATATTATTCGTGATGGAATTGCTCTTCGCTCTGCCATGAATAGTGTTGCACGAAATGTGGCAGTTGTTCAGGAAATAAAAACCTATTTCAATGGAATTATTCGTAGTGGACGCGAATTAGGAGACACCAACGAATTGCTCTCATTTGCGTCTGCTCGTGTGGAAGCAAAACGCAAAGAAAAGAAAGCAAAGATTGCTCCCAAAACTCCAACGCCAACACTAGATTTTATTCGTAACAACCGCAATCAGATCAATAGTCTGTTTGCACTACATAATCGTGTGGCACAACTAAAGAAGTTTGTGCTGTCAAAACTTACAACCTTGAGCACAGAGTTTGGAACATTTGTGCAAAAGGGTGACAAGTATGTGGCAACGGTTCCTGAAGGATTCGTAGCCATAGATCGGTTGAGTAACGATGCAGTCAAGTTAGTTGACCGCATAGAGTTCTCAAAGGCTAATTTCACGATTACAAAATCGTGGAAAAAGTAAAGAGTTGGTGTACCGCAGTGCATTACGGGAGGTGATCCAAAGTGGCTAAATCTGTAAAAGATACACGACGAAGCAAGACCATAGTGGTCGCTTTCGGTCGTTTTCAGCCACCAACTTCGGGACACCAACTCTTATTCGACAAGGTGGTGAGCATCGCAAAACGCATGGGAGCCGACCATGCGATTGGGTTCAGCAGGAGTCACGATCCTGTCAAGAATCCCTTGACACCATCTCGTAAAGGGTTTTGGCTAAAGCGTCTTTTCCCAGGAGTTAATTTTATAGTTTCGGAAGACATCAAGAATCCGTTTGATTTGATTTATGGTCTTGCAGAAAAAGGATACGATCACATTGTAATGGTTGGAGGCGAAGACCGAGAAGGGGCATACGCCCCTTCTGTAATAAACAAACTCATCAAGCACCCTGATCCAAAACACCGCCTTGACATCAAGAAATACGATTTTGTGATGGCAGGTAAGCGTGATCCAAAAGCCACAGGTGTGAGTGGAATGAGTGCCAGCAAAATGCGTGAAGCAGTTGCAAACAATGATCTTAAGGCTTTTGCGAGTGGAATGCCACGAGCGGCTAGCAAGGAAGATACTAAACGCTTGTTTGCAGACATTAAGCACGGAATGCGTGGCAGCATGAAGGAAGAGTTTGATTTCCAAGACATATACACTGCTGCTGCCAAGTCTATTCTTGAAAGCGACAAGTACAAACGACGCGCAGATACCCCAGGTCAAACAGGTGGATTTTCAAAGCATAATACCCAATTCCAAACTCCTCCGTGCAAGATTGACGAAGACCTTGGCGACTGGTTTGCACAAAAGTGGGTCAATATTGGCGGCAAGAAAGACCCCAAAACAGGGCAGTATCCGCCGTGTGGTCGCAAAAGTGCCAGCGAAGGTGGTGCGTATCCCAAGTGTCGCCCACTCCATCGTGTAGGCAAGACTCCTGAAACCGTGGGTGAAATGTCACCCAAAGAACGCAAGGCTGCTGTGCGTCAAAAGCGGCGAGCAGAGGGCAAGTCGCCCAAAGCAGGCACAGGCAACAAGCCCACCATGACCAGCCACAAAACCATTGGTGAAGCAACCTGCCCGCGAAACCCACGAGGCACGGCTGATGACACATGGATAGCGGTAAAAAACGGGCGTGTAAACTTTTATATCGGCTCGTGTAGCCAACCGTACCAAACATTTGGGGACGGGGATGCCGTTCAAGCCATCCGTTACGGCGAGGAAATCTATGTTACGCTCCGAAACGGCAAAATTCAAATATACAAAATACAGAATGGTAGGTCGGTTTACGGTCCCGTTCGCAGCATGTAATGGGAACCTAAATATAGAAAACGCATTTTGCAAAAGGAACCAGTAAATGGACTCTGCTATTAAATCAAAACTACAAGCACTTCTTCGTCTTGGTCTAGTGTCACAAACCAATGTGCGTCGTGCCATGACGCTGTTCTCTGACCCTGAACGATACGCCAAGAGTCCTGCGTACCGCACCCTGATGCAAGAAATTCTAGTGGATGTGGTAGACACCATCCTGAAGAACCGTGTACTGTACACCGCTCTTCGCTCGTCACTAACCAAAACCAAAGGAGCCGCCGATGCTTCAGAAACCGTTGCTGCTACTAGCCAAAAGTTGGGCGAAAGTGCAGAGTCTAACCGTGTGGATATGCTCCTACGCAAAGGGCTGGTGGACAAAGAGCAAATAACCGCTGCTCGCAAGGCTCTAAAGTCCAAGAGCAACATGAAGCAAATGAGCATGGGCAAGGTGTACCGTGAAATGATGATTAATATGTTGGACTCGCTAGTGAGCAAGATTACTGGTAGTCCTTCCCTGTTTAACGCTTTCAAGTACACGATGGGCAAGGATGTGGTAGAGGAAGCCTTTGAAGGTGGCGACGAAGACATTATTGAATTGGTTGGACTACACGAGGACGCACAAGAAATTCTTGAAGCCAACAAGCCAACAAATCCGTCTCTGTGGTCAAAAGCCAAGAGCATGGCAAAGAGCAAGTTCAAGGTGTACCCGTCTGCGTATGCCAACGGATGGGCAGTCAAGTGGTACAACTCCAAGGGCGGTGACTGGAAGAGCGTGAGCGAAGGCAAGTCGTTCTTCCAGTTTGCTAATGATCTTGAAGAAGCCCTGACTCCTGCTCGTCAAGCAGTGATTGATCGTGAACGCAAGAAGGCTTCCGAAACCATGAATCGTGCCAGCACTCCTACACCAGAACGCAACAAGGCATACGCTCGTGGCTCACGAATCAACTACCTTGAACTCAAGGGGATGGCAAAGAAGTCCGACAAGCAAGGCAGTGATTATCAGGTCAACAAGCGTGAACATGAGAAGTGGCGTAAAACTGAAAAGAGTATGAAGGAAAGCGTGGAACAGATTGACGAATTGAGCAAGAAGACTCTTGCTTCGTATGTGCAAAAAGCACACGATTCCCAATCAGAAAAAGAGTTTCTGAAGGGACACAGCATGGGCAAAAAGTATCAGGCAGCAAGAGAAGCAGAGAAAAGAGGCGTGTCTACCCCACCAAGCAAAAAGACACCACTAGACAAAAAATACAGGAATCGTGAGATTGGAATCGGTCGCGCACTAAACCGTCTCCAAAAAGAAAACACGAAAGAAAGTTGGGAAGGTTCACCTGCTCAAGCCAAACTAAAGAAAGCAAAGACCGACTACGCAAAAACCTCTGCCGAAATGAGCAAGCCTGTTCCTCCTGCTCGTGGCTCCACAAATCCAATGGCACGGCAAGACACCAAGAGCGGCAAGATGTATTGGGCTGCTGATCGTCGCAAGAAAGCAGGAAATGGAACTCGCCGTGCAAGTGATTCCGACTATCGTTCAACCACAACAACGGAATAAACCATGATTAAAAAACAAGGCAACAAGTTTGTAGTAACGAACAAGGCAGGCACTAAAGTATTGGGAACACATCCGTCCAAGGAAAAGGCACAGAAGCAACTCGCAGCAATTGAGATATCAAAGGCAAAACACATGCACGAAAACAAATCATTCAAGGCGTTCCGCAGCACTCTTAACGAGAGCGAGTACAGTGAAGTTCTAACAGGTTACGGCAACCGCTCTGCTCACAAGGACGACGCAGGCTTGCACCACCTACAGTCTGCGGGTGCTCTTGCTGGCATCAATGCCATGCTTGCCACCATTGGCAAGGGCACATACCTTGATCCTAATGAAGCGTTCCTCAAAATGAAGGTGCGTCTCAATGTGGTGCAACTAGATTTCGCGTGGAAGCCAGGTTCGTGGGACGGTGGCGTGGGTTCCTATGATATTCCTGTGGTACAGTTTGGTCGCGTTGACGGCTACGACGCACAAACAGGACAGATTCGCTTTGACGGCAAGGCTAACCCCACAGGCGGCTACACCGAACTCAACCTGCATGTGGATGTGGAACTTACTCCTGAGTCCTTGTATGTGGTTAGTGCCAAACTCACTCCTGCCGCGACTGTAGCAGAAGAGGTTGAAGTTGCAGAAGCCAAGAAGGGTTCTGGATTAATGACTGATATTCACAATCCAAAGGGCAAGGCTGTTATGAACAAGAGCGGAAAGGTTCTTAAGTATTACGGCAAAGAGCGTTCAGCAATTAAGCACGCCACAACAGGCAAGGCTGTAAAGGAAGAAGTGGATGTAAACGAAGACTACCAGACTCCTACTCGTGAACGGGAAATGGATCGCAAAATAGCCAAACACGATGATGCTGCTGATAGTGCGTACAGAACTAGAATGACCAAATACGGCAAAGTTGCTGATCGTGCCTCTAAATCAGAAGACAAGCACGACAAGGCAATTGCTCGTCTTCTCAAGCGTTCCCAAAAAGAACAAGAATCGTCCCGTACTTACGGTCGTAGCGGCAAACTTGTAAAGCGTGGTAGCCGTGCAGAGGTAAAGGAAGAAACCGAGCAACTTGACGAGACAATGACTCGCAAGCACTTCCAACAGGTGGCTGATCTTATCAAGTCCCATCCTGATGCCAAGAAGCGTGAAGAACTAGCCAAGCATCACAGCGAAATCTTCAAGAAGTCCAACCCCCGTTTTGACGAGACTCGCTTCCGCAAGGCTTGTGGAGTGGGTGGATGCCAAAACGAGAGCGTGGAGCAGATTGACGAAGCAGGCGCAGCCAAAATGGCTCGTATGGGATACGCATACGACCGTGCACGAGTCGGTGCTCGTGGTGTTCTGAATCCTGAACGCAAACAGCAAATGCGTGATGCGTACTACAAGCAGCGTGAAAAGGTGGAAGCCAACAAAGCCAAGCGAGTTGCAGCAGGAACTTTTGACAAAGCGCGTGAACTAGAAGCCCTCCACAAGAAGTACGAAATTCGTCGTGCCAAAAATGCTGTAAATGAAGAGATTGAGCAGATTGACGAGTTGAGCAAGGCAACCAAAGACGCATATGTTGCCAAGCGTGGTTCGCAACTGTCGTCCATGTTGAGCGGACACACCCGTGGCAAGCAACTCACAGGCAAGCAGCAAGCCAATGCCGTGAAGGGCATCAAGCAGGCTATGGGCGGGAGCAAAGATAAATCCAAACTCCCCAAACTACTGCCAAGAATGGCTACATTTGCATTTGGAGAAGAACTAGTCGGCGGTCAGAAGAAGTTAGATGTGAACAAGAACAAGCGTCTTGATGCACAGGACTTCAAAATGCTCCGTGCGAAGAAGAAGGCTATGAGCGAAGCCAAGAAGCCCATGATTAAGATTGGTCTAAACCCCAACAAGAAAATTGGCTACGAGGTTGCTTCAATCGGAGCAGGTGGCAAGAAGACTGTAGAGAAGTCTGTTGACTACACCATGCCCCATGTGAAGCGCGACACCAACAAGAAGGGTGTAAACGAAGCGAAAATGAAAATATGGAGTCCCCGCTTGGACAGACTAATGGCAAACCGTGACGCGATTCGCAGCAGACCCAAGAAGAGCATCCTGACCCAAAAGGTACAGGACGGCAAGAAGATGGGTGCTGCTCGCCCAATAGCCAAGTACGAGGGCAAGTGAAAGGTTTTTGGGAATACATTCGTCTGCGTTCACCCAAACCGCTAGTGTTTGAGGACATCTTTATTGGGCAAGGGGTGGAAATTCAAGAACCACTTCCTGGCACAAATGTTACGGATAGCGATCTGTCACCCAAAGAAAAACAGAACAAGTTCAAGAAAAAGCAAGCACTCAAAAAATAACAACCCGTATTCGTAATGGACTTCAAGAAACTTAATCGTGACAATTTCATGCTCTACGCTATGGGGCGGTACACCAATCCCCAGTGTGAAGGCATGGCAGAGTTTAGTGAAGACCTGAATCGTATCAAATATGTGAAGCGGCTTCTTAAAAAATACAAGCGTAGTGGCAAGATACGCCCCATTTTGCTGCTAAATCACTTGACCGTTTTAGGAAATGTGTTTACACCTATGGGAGCCGCACGAATGCTATTTTTTAAATTGGAGCACGACCTGTATCCGTGCCTGAAGACCGCTCTGCTGTACCTGAACTACATAGGAGAAGGGATGGTATTGGATGAAACCCCTGTGGACACCATTCCGATGGACGGACGGCTTGGAGAGGTTTTACGGAGGCTATAATGCCCAATAGTGCAAGCACAATCGTATTTGGAGGCTCTGCCATCAAGGCGTGGTGTCTGACTGGTTTTAACGGTCCCACTAATATTGGAAATTTTGTAAACGGATATAATTTAATATTGGACGAAACACTGCTGACCACTCAAAGAAATACATTTACACTTTCTCAGCAAGGACTCAGCACAGGAGCAATACCATTCAGATTTGTTACCCCCATGCAGAACACCAAATATAAAATATTTGTGCAACCCCGAACAAACGGATCACTTTACGCAGAAAACGGGAGAGCAATATTTTGTCATGCTCTAAACACCACACAATATCCCAAAACACGAAACGGGTTTTGGGTGCGACTTGGAATAATGATTCGTGGAAACGACAACACGGGTGCAGGATTTGATACTTTTATAAATGACATAACAAACAGACCAGCAGTGGGAGAAATACTAAATCGTAGCCAAGCAGTCGGTACCTATCAACTACAGGTGCTAGTGGTATGAGTATATGTGGAAATTTTTACGAACGAGCCAACCCTGCACCAGTTGCGGATGCGTGGTGTGTTTATGAGATAGACAGTTCTGGTTCTGGTGACACCGATCAAAACCCTAAAATACTTGACGGATACGGAATCAGCAGGGTGGAACGAATTCAAAGCGGTGTGCACCGAGTGTATTTTACAAATCCAGAAAAGGTTTCTTCTGGCGGATATGTTGTGATGTGTGGAAGCGAATTGGGAAATGCTCCAAGTGGCTACGGTATTGCAATGGTTCACGGGACCACTGCTGATTCTAGTTCAATAGCCAGTGGAGCCAGTGGATCTTTTGATCTGTCTATATTGGGATTTAACGCAGGAAGTTCATCTGCTCCTAGCACTCTAACAGATTCCTCGTATACTTTTAGAAACAGAGTAAACCTTGCTGTTTTCTGCCTGCGTAGTGATAGTGATTTGAACAAAACAGCGGTGTCTAATGAAATACGGTGGAGTGAAACTTTTTCTAATGCTGTGTGGACAAAGTTTGGGGGAGCAACAATTTTAGCAGACACCATACCTGCACCATACGGAACAGGCAATGCAAGTGAATTGGTAGAGGGAACTCTGAATGCTACCCAAAAAGGAGTTTACAATACTCAAGACCGTGCCTATGATCCCAAAGACAAAGTGTTTACTGGAACCGTGTATGTAAAAGCAAAAACTAGATTCAGAGGGAGATTCATAGTTACCAATGCGACTAACATTTATTTTGGAGTTAACTTTAATTTAAATACTCTGTCTTTGGGATCAATTGGAGTGCTTGCAACTCTACTGTCAAGTAGCATACAGAGTGTGGGTGATGGATGGTACAGAATAACTGTAACTGGAAAATTTACATCAAGTCCAACAAGTAACAGAATTGGGTTGTATATCAATACCGCAGAAGACAGTGCTGGAAATTTGATTTATGTTGGCGAAAACAAATCTTTCTATATTTGGGGAGCACAACTAGAAGAAGGCTCCGTGGCAACCAACTACATTAAAACAGAAGCCACCGTTCCTGTATACGGAAACCAAGACCTGCTGCTAAGACCAGCAGCCAGAGGCAACGGTTTTGGTCAGATGACCTATCAAAATCTGCTGACCAACACAGAAACCCCAGCGGGTTGGGCAAAAAGTAATGTAGGCATATCTGCTGGATACACTGCTCCAGACGGCACCACTACTGCGTTCAAGATTTGGGAGTACGAGACTCTAGTAAACATCCGTAAGTACGCATATTTGGGTCAGGGGATTCAAAATTTTGGACACACCGCTGGCGGACACAGACCAACCACATTTTCGTTTTACGCAAAAGCAGACGAAAGACGATATGTTAGCGTGATTGACAGTAACAGTGCTAATTACGGAAAACTTGTTGTCGATTTGCAAGACGGCAAGGTTGTTCGAAATACAGCCGCACTTGATGTGGATGTTTACCCTGCGGGAGGCGGATGGTGGAGAATATCTGTTGCTGCTCCACGAAGATCAGGATTGGTATCCAACCGCTTTGTTAATGTTGCTGGAATTGCACCTGCCGTAGATCCAACCTCCCCTGATGGTGTATTGGGGGATGATTACGGAGCACGACACCCAGGTGTTAGTTTTAGCGGAATTTTAGTGTGGCACGGTCAAATTAATCACGGAACAGTATACGGCGATTACGCCCGCAGCGGTGCTGCAATTGTTGGCACCACTTTCTCTAGGGTTCTTGGAGCAACATACGAATCAGTTGCCCGTGTGCTTCCGTCTGGAGGTGCTGCAACCGCATGGGGCACAATCGTGGTTCCTAGAGGTACAGCATCCAGCACCGTATCTGCGTATCTTGAAAACTCGTATGGTGTACAGTCAGTTTCAGCAAGCAGCAACAACACTTTTGATGTGGCATTTACTTCATCTATGTCAACAGACACATACTGTGTCATAACAAGCATAGAAACAGAAACGGTACATCTACCAGAAAGCGGTGTTGGCACGGCAGGATCAATACCGCCAACAGATGAATTTGTGCTCCCAATTATGAGATCGTCTGGAACAGTTGACGCTCAAAGAAAACTATCAGGCTTTACTCTTCGTTGTTTGCGTCAAGACCCAATCACAAACGCTTTCACAGAACAATCAATCCACCACCAGCGTGGGCGGGAATTCAAAATACACTTCATGGTATTTGGAGGTAAACTAACATATGGGGCAGGCTAAACTAAAACGATTCTCTGCGTTTATGGAACAAGAGGGTGGTGGGGGCGGTCTGCCCACTGGGGCACCTGCAAACACCGTTGGCGGGGGTAAAATCGCGGGTTTGGGCAGCGATATCCCGCCTGTGCCCGCAAAAAAGAAATTCAATATTCAACGCCGAAAGACCGCTAAACTCATAAATAATAGAGTGATTGAAGGTCGCTAACTTTAGAAAGGAAGTGAGTATGCCGTTTACCCCTGAACTACTGTCACTGATTGGCGGAGGAGCCACTGGATTCCTGTTCCGCTACATGGCACAAAAGTCGCAAGACCAAAAAGAACTGTTCCAGCAGATGATGGCTGCAAACGCGCAGACCACCAGCAACCAAGACAAAGCCGCAGAGCGTGTTCCTTACGATATGGGCAAGGGCGTTCGTCAAGTAATTGTCCTGTCCATCCTTTTTGCTACTCTGCTAGCCCCGTTCATCCTGCCGTTCTTTGGTCTGCCCACCTTTGTTGAAGTGGATGCCACGACTCCTGAAGGGCTGTTTGGCTTGATTCCACAAAGCACCAAGAAGTTTTTCGTAGAGATCAACGGCTACCTGTTCACATCAGAGAATCGCCAGATTCTCTTGAGCATTATTGGTTTCTACTTTGGATCAGCAACAGCGTCCAACAAGTCATAAGGAGAACCCATGAAAACACTATACCTTGCTCTGTTTGGACTGCTTGCTGCGTGTAACACCGTTCCACAGATTGTGCCCGATACCAGTGGCGACAGCGTAATAATGAAGCGGCTAAACCACGAAATCGCACAAGGCGGTAGCGGAGCGTCTTGGGGATGGGTACTGTGGTATCTTCCAATTGTTACCATTGCGTTTGCATGGGCATGGAAGGAGTGGATTCGTCCGTCCATTAATGCTCTTGAGAACGAAGACATTGACAAGCAGACTGCACTCAAGAAACAAGAAAACACGCCACCCAAGGCTTAATCGTCTTTATCTGTTCCTGAACGGATGTTTTCGTGCATTCGTTTGCAAATATAGTACGAGTCCACAATATCTGAAACAGGGCTAGCCACTTCCTTACGGTTGGGGGCTAGTACTGCTTTCAGGTGCATACCTGTTTCCCACACAAACGCATCGTACATTTGAGTTTTATCTGCGTTGCCTTTGCCTGCTGCAAATTTCTTAACTTCGGTGGGTGGAATAATCGTGAGAGGAATGCCCAAGTGGTACAGTTTGTATTTCAGGATGCCTGTGTTTTCTGCAATATGAAATACCCGCCCACTTGCAGAGTACGCATATCCTTCAAGTGCCACATGGGAGCAGCCCATCACAATATCAATAGCCCAGTCTGCAATGCTTTCGTAGCGTTCCTGATCGGAGTTCCAATCCGACAGCCGCTCGCCGTAAATATTCATGGTGCGAATTTCTGATTGTTTCTTGTTTTCAGTCAGGAAATAAAACGAGCAGTACTCGTGGCTCCACGGCAGCGAATCGTCTGGATTGTTGTACAAACAGACGGCTGGACCACAAAGCGAATAATCAATTCCTGCTATCACCATACAGGTATTTATGGCGGCTAGCCTAAATACAGGAAAGGAGGAATACAATTATGTTTCCAATGTCACAACCGCAAACTGAAAATTACAATGAAACCGTGCTGATCCCCCTGTTGGAGAAGCGTGTCCACTCGCTTACAAGTTCGGTTATTCTAGCCGAAGCCAAACTAGAGATTGCCCTTAAGGAAAAGGCTGAACTACAAAAGCAGTTGGACGCAGCAAAGGCTTCACAGGAAGCAATTAAGGCTTCTGAAACAGTAGAGGCAAACAATTAAAATCCCATAAGGCGGGCAAGCAGTAGCCCAAGGCAAAAACTGCAAGCACATACTAGAACCTTTTGAAGTCTGCTCACGGAGCCACCTCCAGCGGAACACCAGAAAGTTCTAGTGTTGTGGTTTTTACCCAATCAGAAAACAGGTCTAAACGAGTTGCAGAGTTTTCGTATACCCCACACCCGTTCATGCCCAAAGACGACACAATACCAACCAAGGCACCACCAGCATCAATCACAGCACCACCCGAGTCTCCAAAAAATACTGTGCCTTTGATGGGCAACATTTTGAATTCTGTTGGTGTTTCCAACAGGGTTCCGTAATACCAAAACACACCGTAATTGCTTCGGCGTTTGTAGTCACCACCAAATCCAATCACCGTTAGTGGCTCACCTCGTGTATATTTGTTTGTTTCCGCGTTCATAAACCGAATAGGAACAGCAGGGCAAGTGGTTTCCAACAGACACACCGCTAGGTCAACGAATACGGTGTCTCCGATTTTGTATTTGGGGTGGAGTCGGTGTTGGGAAATTCGGTATAGTGTGCATCCACTTTTAAAATACTTGACATCACCATCGTCCACACAATGCCCCGCTGTAATTACTATTCGTGGAGCAATCAGCACAGCACTACCAATTTCGCAGCCAGTTTCCGTTACCAGTTCACCAACTGCCAATTCTTCTGTATATTCGTCCAGCAGGGAGAACCCCTCCATGAACCACGGTAGAGTTGTGAGGGGTTTCCCTGCTGGTGTTGGTTCTGATGTTTGAGGCGGGTATACCTCGTCACATGCCCCGAAGAGTAGTGAGAGGGCCAGCAGAAGAGATGGAACATAGCCTCTCTGCATACAAATATCTAGCCCACCCACCAATACAAAAATGTTAGAATTTCTTGAAGGTTTGTGCTAAAAGAAACAACCCCCTGTTACGGGGGTTGAAAGTTCTATGCGCGTTTTTTGTTAATCAACGCTTTCGTAACTTTACACCAACACCACGCAAAAATCTCTCTGCTCGTTTTTGTTGATCGACATCATCATATCCTGCCATCCATGCGTTGTATTCAGGAGTTCCCTGTTGTGATTTGTGCCAAGCAGCAATTCGTTTGTTCATATTTTCAAAACCACGATCTGATTTTTTTGTTTCTGCTGCGTGTGCGGCTGTACCCTTGCGGACAGTTTTGCCACCCTTGGCATATAGGGTTTTTGACCCTACTTCTTTTCTGACTTGTTTATCGTGCTTATCCAATGCTTGGACGGCTCTACGATGCTGCTGGTCATTCCCGCTATTCGTTGCTTTTTCTATATTCTTCCACAACTTTTTGCTCTTCTTTTTCGTTTCCTGTGAACGCTCATAGGTCTGCACATCTTCCAGTAGAGCATTAGGATCAAGTTCTAGTTCTTCACATAGAGCCAACAGCACTTCCTCCAACAGAGCAGTGTACTCCATTGCCTCGTCCAGAGCGGCTTGTGGGTTTTGGACGCGAGCAATGCTCTCGTTGAGCGAACGGAAGGCATTGGTATTGAATCGGGACATGGTAATTTCTCCTTGTCCTGTATTTATAAAGAAACAACCCCTTGTTACGGGGGTTGTCGGGCGGGAGATGCTATCTCCTGCGGGGCACAAGCCTGCGAAGTTTATGTGGTTAGGTCAACAATCTCACACTTGTCGCCAGTGCACGAGAATGTTTGGGTTCCAACAGTCTTGTCTTCCTTCTCGTAGTTCACCATTTCACTCCAGTCCACACCCTGTGGCATGGCAGCAAGAGCGGCTTCGTACTGCTCCTTGGTGCAGTCCTGATACGGTGCTTGCTTGTACGAGTGATCGGAATGGGGCAGGAACGAAATACCGCTGATCTCGTCAAAGTGCTTGTACACCCACGCACCCACCTCCATCCACTCGTGCTCACGCACAGTAACAGTAATACTGGGCTTGTGTTCGCACCAGTGCCGCTGATACGCCAGCCACAACTCCAAGTGCTGAATAGCAGTCATGTGGTTGCGAGTCACAGAACCCACAGCCTTCATGGGGAACGAGAACACCATTGTGTGGTCGGGACGCATATTGCACACTTCGTGTGGGAAGCCCTTGTCAATCATAAACTGACACAGGGGGTCTTTGCGATCCGCACGAACGGTGCGAATGTAGTACTCGTTGTGACGAGCGTGGATGCCGCTTGCAGAATCAGTCAACTGCGATACGGTTCCGCTGGGCTTGACACAAGTAATAGCCGCTGCGGGATTGATGCCAATCCGCTTTGCCCACTCCTTGTTGGTAGCCACGGCATGGTCACGAAGCGACTCAAGAATGTGCTGCAAGTTTTCGGTGTTGTCACGCATCATGGCGTTGTCAAGAATACCTGTGAGTGATACACCAAGCAGTGCTTCCTCTTCACAGTTCTTCTTCCACTCACTAGACAGGTACGGGAAATGGGTAAGACTAGCCTGCCATGTGCCAAGAATAGCAGCAAGCCGCACCTTACGCTTCAAGGTTTCTTCTGTATCGTCCTTGCGAACAATTACTTCAGACAGATTGCAGAACTGCTTATCACGCAGAATAATTTCAGAACACGGATTAGTGCCGAACTCGTAGGTGGCATCACGGCGTTCAACCAACTTTTCCACAGTCTTCTGTGCAGCCTCACGGTTAAAGATACCACGCTCACCGCTCTTGCTGTTGTACAGAGACAGCCACTCTTCCATGAATGTGCCAATCTCGGGCTTCTCCTTGTACGCCACGCTGTTGTTAGCCAGTGCTCGCTGTGGATTCTCGTTCCACCACGCACCGCTCTTGGCGTTACGCATACGCTCGTCTGTCAGATTGGACAGAGAGATGAGTGCAGAACGACGCACACCACCCACCACAACCACTTCTGCTACCTTGCAAATAATGTCATGGCATTCCATTGAAGTGAGTTTGCGTCCTGCTGCTCGCTTGAAAGTATCAACGGTGAAACTGAACAGTTCTTCAAGTGGGCGAGGACCGCTTGCACGACCGCCAAATGTTTTTAGTCTTGCACCAGCGGGGCGAATCTTACTGGTATCCCACGACGGAATCTGCCCACCAATCAGGAGTGAAACCAGTTCACGATACGCTTTTGCCCAACCTTCCTTGGAGTCCTTCACCACGATAACAGTATCGCTACTGCTGAACTGCTCTGCAATAGTGGGTAGTTTCTCCACATACTGCCGCTCCACAGAGAAGCCCACGCCTGTGCCGCACATAAGCACATACAGGATTTCATCAAACGCACGCACCTTGTTTACTGCCACATACGAGCAGTTGTAGCCTGCGGTGTTGTCACGCTTTAGTGCTTCGCCTGCGGTCATTAGCGAACGCATGGACGGCATGATTTCTTGATTCAGGATAGAGGATTCCAATTCTTCACGAACAGACTTGGGAATCTTTACGCCCTTCTCTTCCCAATGCTCGTCAAAGAAACGGAAATAACGAGCAACAGTTTCTTCCCATGTTTCGCGTCTGCCTTCGCTTTCAATCCACCGCGAGTACCTTGAAAGATGGATGAATTGCTGATAGAAACTGGGAAGAGTTTTGGTCATTCGTGCCTCCATTGTTAGGGTTGGTAGAGTATGTAGCCCCTACCGATGTGTTCACAGGCGATCAAATATAGATTTGAATTTTTAGTTACAAATCAAAAATCTGTTGGGTCAACTTCTTCAAACATGTCAACAAACAGATACGGAACTCTTTTTCCGCAATAGATTCCTTCCACTATACATCGCGTAGGATCTTGTGCAATCTCTCCAAGATAAACAAAACGGTCTTCGGCTCGGAGTCCAAAAGACTCTACTCTGAAATCGTTGAGCATATTTGATTTAACTTTTACAATTGAAAGTGGTCTGGGGTTTGCCATATGCTATCCTTTTCAAGCAAACAGTTTCATGTCTCTGTTAAGAGGTCTTCGTATTCGAGTTCCAATGTAATCAACTCGTAAAACACGGCTGGTTGCGGTTGTACTTGTTCCTGTTTTTTGTATAATAATTCCTGGATTAATGTAATCGGTGCTTGGCAATGGAAGTCTGGCAGTCGTAGTGGGAGCAGCAGTTCCACCAGATGTTACACTCGTGGTGTCGTTTAGTATTTCCCATGTGGTAGTGACTGTGCCAGCAGTATCTCGTTCAACACAGAGATATGTTCTGTAGATTGTGCTAGCAGCAAATGTTACCCCTGTATCAATTCTTTCCTCTGAACCACCGTTTCGGAATACCACCTTGAATGTGGTTTCCGTTGGAGTATTATCTGCATCATAAGTTCTTTCAAAATATACACCATCACCAGCAACAGTATTTGTCCATGTGTCCGCGAATCCGATTCTTGTTTTTGTGTTTTGTGATGTTACATCAGTATCAGTCATAAATCTGCATTCGTGTTCGTATTTTGTAACATAGCCATTAGATGGAGTTGGAATTCCTGGAATGTGGCTGGCTTGTAGTAACATACCAGCGTACCCTGTTGTATTATTTGTTGTACCCGTGATTATCGTTATCACGCCATTACATTTGTCGTATCCGAATGATGTGATGTTTGCTGTAGAAATAGTAAACGAACCACCGTTTGCATTTTGTCCTAACCAAGCACCATTTGGAATGCTTGACGACAAGTTATTCATTATGAAATCATTGAACGCAACATAATCACTTTGTGCGGTTAAACCTGATCGGGATTCGTGGCGATGAATAACAAAATTATGACCTTTTACTGCTCCAGTTGCTCCGTTAAAAGAACCAACTCCCGTAACTGAACCACTTACACCGTTAAAGGTAGAAACATAGTCAGTAAAAGAAACAGCACCAGTAGCGGAGTTGAAAGAGGTCACAAGATTCGGAGCAGAAATGTTTCCACTAAAGGTTGCTCCTGATGCACTAATTCCACCATTAAAGTTTTGAACTGCCGTATATGTTTGAGAAATGTTTGGCTTGATTATTGCGTCTTCTTCAATGACAGTGGTTGCTGATGCACCAGTTGCCAAGCCGAATGTTGCGTTGAATGGTACTGTGGTGTCTGCCATTTTATCTCCTAGTCGTTATCCATTATTTTGAGCACGAACGGTGGTTGTGAATGTGGTGCTGTTGGTGGAAAGTGGTGTGGCACGAATAAGTAGATTCTTTGGTGTGCCACTCAATGTTGTGCTGTAAGAAGACACAGGACCAGTTGCTCCTGTGCGAATCAAGCCGTATTGCGTGTTTACAGTATTGGTTCCGTCCTGCACCACCAACATCTTCAACATTTCCACTTTGTTCAATACAGTGTCACGAGCAGAAATTGTGACTTCAAAAGCGGGATATCCCATTACTGGGGGGATTTCTCCGTCATCATAAACACTAGGAACTGTAGCAATAGTTTGGTTGGCTGTGGTAGCCGTTGTAGTGGCTCGGTATGTTTGGCAAAACGAATAGGTGTCTGCAAACGATGGAGCCGATACTTGATTAAGGAAACCGCCGAAGTTGTTTATACCACCCACAGGCGCACTTAGTGTGATTGTTCCAGTAGAGTCATCAACTTGAATATTTGTATTGCTATTGTCATTATTTACATCGCCAATATTGGTTATTGAACTACCATTGGTATTCAAATTAAGAGTATTACTACCAGATGGAAATATTCCTCCACTTACATAAACTGATGTAGCGTAAACATCTACTGCCGATAATGCACCTGCGAATGTTACACCACCTGACACATACAGAGTGGATGCGGTGATTCCTGCGGTGAAACGGGTCAGAGACGAGAATGTTCCGCCTGCTGAAGAGATGCCTGCGGTGAAACGGGTCAGAGACGAGAAGGTTCCGCCTGCGGCACTCAAACCACCATTTGCTGCCAAAACTCCAGTAACAGTAATTGCATCTGTTACGGCATCACCAAGATTGACATTTCCGTTGGCAACAAAGTTTCCATTAACGGTAAGAGTTGCACCAGAAGGAATTGTTGTGTTTGATGATAAAGTTGCACCACCAGAAGCATTAATACCACTTGGTGCATTCACCAATCCGTATATGGTTGCGGAGGTTTGTGCAGTTGCACCGATGACTGCTGTATTGGAGCCTAAACCAACGGCTAGAGTACCAATTACAATCTCGTTGGTTTGTGCATTTGCAGATCCACGGGCATCGTAACCAATGTAAATTCCACCAGTTGCTGATGTAAGAATCAAACCCGCTGATGTTCTTTTTGATCCAGCCAAACTTCCGATTGCAGTGTTACGAGATCCAGTCGAAATGTTTCCTAGAGAAAAATTACCTATTGCAGTACTATCAGAATTGGATGCGGCACCACCCAATGCACCATATCCTATTCCCACAATATTATTTCCGCCATTATTTGAAGAAAGCGCAATGTCACCAATTGCCACATTATTATTACCAGCATTGGAACCACCAGCCATTGCGCCAGAACCAATTGCCACATTACCATCACCACCAGTTGCTGATGCAAGAGCAGAACTACCAATCGCCGTGTTGCTAGTACCGCTTTCCAATAATGTTAATGTATTATCTCCTATTGCAGTATTGGAAGATCCCGAAACTGGTCCCTGACCAATTCTCAAACTATTTACAAAAATATCATTGGCGAAGGTTACTCCACCTGCCGCACTAATACCTGCATTGAAAGTATTGAGTGCTGTAAAGGTGTTTGCACCACCCACCGTGACACCTGTAACTGCGCCAGTGAGTCCGTTGAACGATTGAACTCCGATATTGGTAATCGTAACTGCACCAGTTGCTCCGCTAACAGAAATACCTGTTCCTGCAACTGCTGCCGACACACCCTGCACTGCACCTGTGAGTCCGTTGAATGAACTCACATACGAGGCAGTAGTTCCTAAAAAGTTGGAAGATACCGCAGAAAAATAGTCTTTAACTGCACCAAGTGTGGGAATCTGATAGGTAAGTCCTGCGGCAATTCCGCCTGACGCACCGCAAATGCCTGCACCCAACCAAATTGGAGTTACTCCGCTGCCTTTGCCCATCCAAAAGGTATTGTTGGCGTAATTAAAAACAGGCTCACCAAGGGTTAATCCCGTGGAGGAAGTGGGGTTTGAAGTTCCTTTTGCTATGCTTATTTGTACTGCCATTGGGTATTCCTGTTATGATATTTATGGAATTGGCACAGAGCCATCGTAAATACCACCATCAATACTTGAAAATACATTGTTGGCAGACACCATTTCTGTTAGACCAGATGATGTATTTTGTACCACGAAATTGGTAATATTTGGAGTGTAGGACGCTGATGTACTTAAAATTTCTCCTACTTGAGCAGCCTTTGTTAAAATAGTTGAGTACGATACTATTTGCATTTGTCCTGTTTCATTGTCCTGAAACAAGAATTTATCAAGATTGCTAGGAGAAGCAATACTGAAAGGTGCACCCGCACCTGTTGCTCCGTAATGAATTCCAAAAGAAATGCCACCTCCGCTTGTGGAAAGTGTTATTCCCGCGCCTGCACGGAACGATACTGCACCTGTGAGTCCGTTGGCTGAAGATACACCTTGAACTGCACCTGTGAGTCCGTTGAATGAGATTACATAATTTGTTGGAGTTTCACCAGTTGCTCCCGTTGCTCCCCGTTCGGATGTCAAGGGAACTGCTATAAACTTCATAAACTCAACAGTGATATTCTTTGCGGCAGTTTTGTTCTGCACAATAAAGAAGATACGATCATCTGTCTCCAGATCAACTATTGTCTGAATAGCACCCGCTACTGGTTTAGACGATGATGGGCAGTCAACATAGATTTCTGACTCCGATATCCTGTCAGCATCCGCACTCAAACCACTGGCAGGATCTGTGTTCTTTCCGATATAGAATCCACATGTGTTGTTGCTGACTTCGGTAAAAAAGTTGAAGGTTGCAATAACATGAAATCTTCCACTAGTACCTGTGTATTTCAACGAGTTAGTCGAGGGATCTTTGATGAAGTTGTATAAGGTTCCAGTCTCCATCGTTCCGCCGACAATCTGACGCTGGTTGATTGCAGTAATTACTGTCTCGACAGCATTATTTTTCAAATACATCACACCAACATCGTTGTTACCAGCAACACCTGCGCCTGCTGCGCCTTGTGGTCCCGTTGCTCCTGTTGCTCCTGTTGCTCCTGTTGCTCCAACCGTGCCACCACCACTTCCTGTGATATCAATAGTAACTCTGCCGCCCACTTTTGCAAAAGTTACTCCTGCTCCTGTGAAATCAAGAGTTCGCACATCAGGAGTAACTTTGCCGCCGTTCACATACACAGCCACCTTGCCACCGCCACCAGTGGACGCAAGCCAGCCCATGTCCTGCGGTGAAACCTTGCCGCCGCCAAGAATCTTCTTTAGGATTTTATCTAATCGGGCTTCGTCAATACTAACAGATTTTTCTTGGGCATCGTAAACAAGCGGGAACTTGGCAGTCAGCAGTCCGCTGTCACCAACATCACCCTTGTCACCCTTCTCACCACGCTCGCCACGATCACCCTTATCTCCCTTTAGTCCCTTCTCCCCCACTCTTCCCGCTTTACCTTCCGCACCGTCTTTGCCGTCTTTTCCGTCTTTGCCGTCTTGACCTCGTAATCCAGCCTCGCCTCTATCGCCTTTATCACCCTTCTCCCCTTGCTCACCACGAGGCCCAACTTCTCCACGATCTCCGCTAGAGCCTTTCTCACCTGTTTCACCCTTTTCGCCACGCTCGCCCTTCGGGCCTTGCTGACCTGTTTCACCTTTTTCGCCTCTTTCGCCTGCATCGCCTTTGTCTCCCTTTTCACCCTTTTCGCCTTGTACACCTTGTTCGCCTTTGTCTCCTGGCCAACCTGTCCATCCGCTATCACCACGCTCGCCTGCTTCGCCTCTCTCACCCTTCTCACCCCGTTCACCACGCTCACCCTTTTGGGGAACAATAGCAGCAATTTCTGAAAGCACAGTAGCCAAGCCCTTTCGGAACTCGGTGAACTGCTGCTCGGTAATGAATACGGGTGGGGGTGGCGGTGGAATAAACTCTTCACCTTCGGTCAACACCACAGTTTGGGGTTGTGGTTTCGCCCACTCAAACAGGGTGTCTACCACACCCACATCAGCAGATAGGATGACTGCTCGACCGTTTGGATCAGCAAAACAGTACTCACCAAAGCCTTCCCCAATTTTCAAAATATACGGATTATGTGCGGCTGCATCAGACTGTGAAACATATGTAAACCGATCACCAATCTTGTAGTCTGTGCCCTTGACACGGTGTGTCAGGGTAAACTGTGACCCAAAGCCGTAACGCCCCTCCGAAAACGGTAGAGGCTTGGCTGGCTCTTGCGAGTCTTTAGGCTTGGAGAATCGCTTAAACTGTTCCATTCTACTATGTAGGGAGTCCCGTTAGTGCTTTCCACGAGTGGGGGAACAGGGGTGCAATGATTTCAGAAATTGCTTTGGCGTACTCCTGCACTTCCCATTGTGCGTGGGCATCGCTTCGTTGTGCGTAGACCCGTGCATAAGCAGACAGTGAACCTGTCCACCACCATTCTGTATATGTCCCCTGTGGTAAAATGGATCGTGCCTGCTCAGGTGCAACACCTTCGGCTAGCAGACGGTTGTACACATCCAGTGCGTCCAGTACTACACGGTTGTACAACTTGTCTAACTCATAAGCCTCTGCACCGTCAATAAAATCGCTGCTGCCTTGCTTGGCTCCATCGGTGGGGGCTGCTCGCCAGTCGGGGGTGTAAAACTGCGGTTCGTCTGTGACATAGCGACGAGACACTTCGTTCTCGGTGAACCCTACCTTGTGCTTGAACAGTTGAGTACGAACAAAGATGGGAGCCTTGATCCGTAGGGTGATCTGTGGATGGGCAAAAGGAGTCCAGTGCTTGTGTTTAGCCAAATACGCAATCAGCCGCTCATCCTTTTGAGGCAACACACGCAGTTCGTTTTCGTCAAATCTAGAACCACTATCGGTTAGTCTCTTTTTTGCGGCTTCGTCTACTCCCCAATCACTCTCTTTGTTGAAAGACACACGGGCAGCGTTCACAACAGTAAGATCACTACCCATGTGATCCACATATTCCACATGACCACAGTTCAGCACAGAGTAAAAGGTTTCACTCGGTTTCATCGGTGTCTCCAAACCAGCCGTCAGTCATGTCTTCGTCAGTGATTTCGTGGTTGTTTTCGCTGATGTCTTCACCACCCACTTCTTCCAACTCAAACCCTTCAAGTTCAACACCTGTCAGGTCTTCAGCGTACTCAACCGCTCGCTTGTACAGTTCAGGATTGGTGTTCTTCAGGTACTCAACAATTGCAAAAGCGTAAGCCACTACTGGGTGCTTGAAACTGTGACCGTCTTCGTGTTCTTCTTCCATATTAAATCCTTTTCCATTGGCTCCATTTCAATCGCGCTTCCATACCACTACATGAGTATCTATCAATGTCTGCTTGCAGTTCTTGTGGGGACTTGCCTGAAAGCACCATGTCATTAATATCTTTTTCTAGTACTCCAGAACCCCACACGCAGACTGTGTAGCCCGCTTCAATGGCTTCTCGCGTGGCTTCAACAATTTCTCGGTTGCGTGGCTCGTTGTCCAGAACAACAACAATATTATTGAAACGCTTGACCACATCTCCCAATTCGCTGCCAGCGAAAGCAATGCCATTATCCAAAAATACAGAATCAATCGGGCCTTCTGTTGCGTAAACTCGTCGTGAATAGTCAACTGTATCGCCTCCGAAAAACATTCTGCCGTCCTTGACGAACTTCACAGTAATGTACCGTATGGCGTTCTTGGAGCCTCCAATAGCCCGTCCTTGCACTCCCAGTAGTTCTCCGCTCTTGTTCAGGAACGGAATGACGATACGCTCATCATTGGGCACGGTTGTGTATGTAGGGTCAATGCCACGCACCCAATCCCCAAACCCTTCGCAAAAATAGAACCGTTCAGGGCACGGAATGCGTCGCCCTTCACAATATTTGCGAGCAGCGTGATCGGGTGGCAGGTCAGAAATACGCGGAAGTGTAATATTTATTTTGGGCTTAATGATTGCGGTTTCATCAGGCTTGGGGTAGTTGCTGTGTCCATTCTCACCGTTACGCCACCGCTCTAGTGCGTATTCGCGGCAAAGAGCAGGTGCTATGATCTCCAAAAACTTGTATACGGTGTGACCGATTCCACAGTTGTGGCACTTGTAGTAAAAGTCGTTCTTCTTGGGAAAGAAAAACCCACGAGCCTTGTTCTTGTTCTTTTGTGAGTCTCCGCAAAGAGGGCAGCGACAGTTTGCAAGATCAGACCCCTTCCACTTGAACTTCTGAAGTTGTGGAGACACCAAATTAATGTATTTCTTGTCCGTCAAAATACTCATTTAGAAATTCCAGTCGCTTGCGTCCTTGCCACCAAACTTCTTGGCAAACTCCTTCTTGCCGTAGCCACTACCAAACCCTTCCTCTTTGGTTGTAGCCGCTTCGCTTAATTCCTCAAACTCTTCCTTTTTGACATCGTAGAACTTCATCTTGGCGTAGTTCAAACCCACAATAAACTTCTTGTTTGCAGCCTTGGTGTTGTAGCGGTTCTTTAACTGCTTCACCATGATCTGCCCTGCCTTTTCCAATTCTTCAGTTGTAATAAGTGCTGCCATAAAGTCTGCGGTATGGGGCAAACCAAACGACTCTGAAGTATCGGTGAGTTCCACATCACTGGATGAAAATCCTGAACGGTTCACCTGTGTGGCTGTAAAGATGGGCACATTTCTTTCCATTGCAAGCCCACGCAACTCTTCTGCAATAGCCTTGATGTAACTGTACGAATTCACATTACTGCCACCGCTCTTGAGACGAGACGACGAGCAGATGTTGATGTAATCAATAAACACAATATCAGGAGTGAACCCCTTCTTGAGTTTGAGTTCATCCATCAGCACACGGAAGTGGTTGGCATTAGCCACCGAAGTGGGATACTCCTTGATGATGAGTTTGCCATTCACGCCCCGTGTGGACGCTTGCAACCGCTTCTCGTACATATCAAGAGGCAGATCGTGGAGTTCATCCATCGTGATGTCCATGATGTTTGCGTCAATGCGTTCTGCAATACGCTCTTCTGCCATTTCCAGCGTGATGTACAGCACATTCTTGTTCTGCATGAGACAACACGCTGCGTGGTGACACATGAACAAGGACTTGCCAACGCCTGTTCCTGCCATAATCACATTAAAAGTCTTGGGAGCCACACCGCCCTTGGTAATCAGGTTGAACATTTCCAAGTCAAACGGAATCTTGTCTTCTTCGCGGTGCAGCACCTCGTAGCGGGATTCGTAGTTCTCAAGGTAATCGTGACCAATATTTGTGTCAAACGAAACCGCCAGTGCCTTGCTCAAAATATCAGGCAGAGCATTAGGTGTACGCACCTTGTCCTTGCCATCAATAATATGAATGGATTCAAGAATGGCATTGTAAATGGCTTTGTCCTTGCAGAACTTTTCTGTGGTGTCTAGCAGCCATTGGGTGTCTTGCTTTTCACCCCGACACACCGCGTCCACGGTTTCCCTGCACCGCTTGATCTCGTCTTCGGTAAGAGCCTTGTCGCCTTCCAAAGAGATAAGGAGGGCTTCCTTGGAGGGAACCCCCTTATATTTCTCAATGAATCCCTTGATCTCACGGAACACCGCACGATCAGGGCGATTGGCAAAATACTCTTCCTGAAGGAATGGAACAGCCTTCTTGCAGAACTCGTCGTTGTTTAGGAGTCCTGCAATAACTGTTTGTTCAATCGTACTCATTTATTCCTCCGTATCGTTTTCACCCACAGGCTGTGGTTCGTCCTTGCCGTAGCAGAACTCCTTGGCAACCGCAACCTCCAACTTGTCCATGACTTCCTTGGTAAAATACTTTTCAGGATTCTTGATGATCTGCGATTCAAACGCAGTCTTGCCACCACCCACATCAACCTTGGTGGACACCTTCTTGAAAATATCGTACTTGATGGCAATGTCTAGCAGCCCGTAATACGGATTCAGTCCCGTATCAAAGTTCAACTGCACATCCACCATCTTGTTTTCCTTGGTCTTGCGACTCTTGTAGGTCTTGCAATGGATGATGTTGCCAACCACTTCATTGTCCACCTTGTCCTTCTTCTTGGACAGGTAGATAATGGTGGACGCAGCGTACTTTAGTCCTGCACCGCCACCCATTTCCTTGGTTGGCACATACGCACCCACCACATCGTAGGTGTGGTTGGTCATAATCATGGGAATACGAGCGTGCCCCAACTTGATGGTAAGCACGCGAAACGCAGCCTTGACCACCTGTGCACGGGTCATGTCACGAGTGTTCTTGCCTTCTGCGGTGTCGTTCATTTCCTTTTCGGTGCTCAACATGCCAAGCGAATCCAACACGATCATCATGCGTGGACGCTTGGCTTCATCGGTTTCCAGATACTTGTCAATGGCTGAAATGCACTGGTGGCGGAACTCTTCAACGGTAGCCACAGGCAGAACCGCAACCCGCTGCCGATCAATGCCACGAGAGTCTAGCATTTCGCTAGTGATTGCCTGCTCGGAATCAAAGTACAGCACCATGCTGTTCTCGCCAGCGTTCAGGAACTCACGAACCACATTCAAGGCAAAGTAGGTCTTGCCTGTGGCTTGCTCGCCTGCAAGGGCTACAATCTTGTTGTCAGGCAGACCACCGTACAGCGAACCACTCACCAAAGCGTTGAACGAATACGAGCCTGTGGAAATGTACGATTGGGTGTCGCTGCCGTCCAGCCCTTCAATTGCAATCTTGCCGTACTTGTTGCCTGATGCCTTTAGAATGTCCTTTAGATTCATTTGCCTAATGCCTTTCGTTGTGTGTCAATGGTTTCCATCTCACGGATGTACGCCTCAATCATAACAGAAGATGAGCCTTTGTCAAGCATCAATCTCTTTACTTCAGTTTGCAACCACTCCTTCCTCTCACGAAGGAGGTTGCAAATGTACTGCTTATTTAATTCAATTAGTGCCATCTCAAGTAGTCAACTTGAGCGAGGGAACCGCCATCTCCTTGGTAGGCACAACAAGTCCCGATCCAAACGCACTATTAAATTCATTTGCTAGATCGTCAGCGGGTTCAGCAGTAAACAGCACTGCGTCCTTTGGAATCTCAAAGCCCTGATCCTGCTTGACTGAAGCCATCCACGGCACGATAGCAAGGCTTGCACCCTGACCGTTGCGACCTGGAACAGGAATCAACATGCACGGATTCTTTAGATGGTATCCTGTCACAGTCTCACCACTAAACTTCTCTGTGGTCTTTGCAATAATCTCTTCTCCACTACGCATCTTCAAAATTAGTGTTGCCATTTCTAAATCTCCATTGTAAGGGGTTACTGTATCTATGCCATCATCACACGAAAAGTGATTCTAAAGTATTTTCTTGTTCAGTTTTCCACCCCACCGAATTTGTAATACTGCGGAGTGGTTCCAAGAATGATTTTTCAAACTGTAGTTGCCAATCAACATACTTCTGTAATTCAAATTCGGGGGGCAGGGTGGATGTAAAACCAATCACATGCTCGTGGATAGGATTGGGTGTTCGTAAATAGATAAACTTAATCTTTTCGCCTTCACCAATACTCTTGTACTTCTTGACCAAGCCCTTGGCGTGCACCAACTGGTTGTGTAGTAGTGCTGCCTTGACCGCAATAGGTGTGGATTTACGATATACGGTTTTTGCGTCCTTGTATTCACCCATTCCGTTTACTGAACGGGGAAATGCCATTGCTTCAGGCGGCAATCCCTTGAATTCTTCACGAGTGGTTTTCACAAATTGCTGTAGAGTAGACTCGTCCTTTAGCAGCACCATCTCAACTGCCTTTTTCAAAGCCTTTCGCACATACGCAGGAGTGCTAGACCGTGTGGTTTCAATCCCCATGATCTTGAACTTGGGAGTCTTGTACTGCACACCTTCGCTGTTCCACACCGATAGCATGTACCGCTTCTTGGCAGTCCACACGCCCTTCTGTGCAATTACTTCTCGCCCCATGAACATCTTGTTGGCATACGCATTGGTCACGCTAGCCAACTCTGCAAACTCCTTGTCAATGAACGGTTGCAGCACACGCTCACAGAACTTGTCCAAGAACGGCACAACCTTTTCGGGTTCAGGCGTGGTCTTGAAGCCTTGTCGCACCGCTTGACCAAGTTTCAGATACACGGAATCGGTATCGCTGGCAATCACATAGTCTTCGCCTGTGGTCTTGAACAGTTTGTTTAGATGCCGATTGAGTGCTTCGCCAATCCATTGAATGCTCAACTGCCCCGACAGGGTAATAGCCTCTGCAAGCCCCACATCAAAGAAACGGAAGTACTCGTTTCCGATTGCTCCGTATGCGGAGTTCAACTGAATCTTTCGCACCATCTGAAAGTTCTTGTACTTGGAAATCTCGTACTCAATGGCTTTGCGTTGGCTTGCAGGAGCATCAGGCGGGAGTGCTTCCAATTCCTTCTGCTTGCCCAACATGAGTCCCTTGTACCGCTTGCGTTCTTCGTACATGGTTTCCATGAGTTCAGGCAGGAAGCCGTGACGATCCTTGCGGAACGCTACGCCGTTTGCCGCAACCGACAGATTATTGGTCTTGGCATCATTCAAGTATTCAGCAGGATCAATCAGGGTTTTTACAGGTTCCCCTCTGTTTCGTGACAGAATAGAGTCAGGGCTAATGTTGTTTCGTCCCCAAATAGGATTTGGGTCTTTGGTTTCAGGTGAAATATTGTACTGCATGATAAGGTGGGGATACAGGGAGTTCAAGTCAAAACTCACCACCCAATCGTGCATTCCCACAAGGGGGTCTTTCACATACGCACCCGCGTACTGCTCCTTCTTTTCTGCTTCACGCTTCTGCGGAACCACCATGCCCTTGCTCATCAGGTGATGGTGAATAATGGCATCCCATGTACGGACTTGGGAAAACACATCCTCAAAGTTTACACGAGCAGAATACGCAAGGGCTACAGCAAGATCAAGCAGTTTTAGTTTCTCTTCCAGTTTGGCAACCAGTTCCACATCCTTGTAGTTGTACTCCATGAACTTTTGAAAGTTCTGTGTGTAGAACTCCTGAAGGGTATCGTACTCGCTATACGAAACCTTTTCCTCGCCCAACTCAACCGAACACACATGGTTCAGGGAGTACGACTCCTGCTTGACATAGGTGAACTTCATGTACAGTTCCAAATAGTCAAGAGTGGAAATGCCACCAATGGTAAACACCTTTTGGTCGCGTCCCATTCGGTTCACAACCATTTCACGCAACCGCCCCCACGGTGACAGGGCATTGCCCCACTCGTCGGCAATCCAATTCATGCGAGCCACCAAGTACGGAATATCAAAGAATCGGATGTTCCATCCTGTCACAATGTCAGGGTCTTCGTGCTTCCAAATCTCCACGAATCGTCGCAGCAGGCTTTCTTCGTCTGCAAAGCACTCTGCTTCCACGCCTTCCAATGCAAAGTCGCCAAGCCCAAGCACATAGGTGTTTTTGCCCACAGTCAGCGTGATGGCAATGATGCGTTCGGTGGGCGAATCCACAGACGGGAATCCGCCGTCACACGAAGTCTCAATGTCCAAGAAGGCTACACGCAGACGGGAAAAATCGTACTCCACTTCGTGTGGAAACTCCCTGTACAAGTACTGGTACACGAAACTTGTGTTGCCGTACACATCAAAATTGCTTACATCCTTGTACTTCTCAAGGAACTCACGAGCCTCGTGGACGCTTTCAAAATCAATGGCTTCCACAGGGTTGCCGTAAATGGTTGTTAGTCCTGTGGGCTGCTTGGACTTGATATACAGCGTTGGGCAGAACGGAATGGCTTCGTGTACACGACACCCGTTTCGCCATCCGCGATACAGCACATTCTTGCCACGAAGATCAACGCTTGTATAGAAGTCCATTATCTCTCCACCATTGCGATCCAGTCCTGATGCACCAAGTCCTTGCCATCATACCCGCGACCAAGGTTCTTTGTCAAGTCCCACATCACCTTGTCGCCTATTTTAATGTCTTCGGTCAGATCGGGACCAATATCCACAACTTGACCCCAAACCATTTTACAAGTAACCTTTTCGGTATAAATGATTCCTGCCTCGGTGGTTTTTTGTCCACCCAGTTTGGTTGCGACCAGTACCCATTTTCCGATTGGCTTTAGTTTCTTTTTCACTGTAACGCTCCTTCTAAAGTATTAGGCACTTCTTCAGCAATTCGTGCTTCTGCCAGTTTCACATATTCAGGATTTAGTTCTGTGCCGATATAGTGCCGTCCGTTGGTCAATGCCACCACAGCAGTTGTGCCGCTGCCTGTGAACGGATCAAACACCGTGCCACCCACAGGGCATCCTGCCAACACACACGGCAAGATCAAGTCCTTTGGGTAAGTGGCAAAGTGTGCACCCTTGTACGCCTTGGTAGTCACCGTCCACACCGAACGCTTGTTTCGCTTGCCGTCTGCCCCCCACACACGATCAGGTTCTAGTGCAGGATCACGAGCACCCTTGTCTTCGGGTTGTGTGCGGTTTTTGTTGCCAGGGGCATGAGGCTTGCCCACAGCGTCTTCCTTGATAGCCTCGTGGTCGTAGTAGTACTTGGGCTTCTTGGTCAACATGAAAATGTATTCATGTGACTTGGTGCAGCGGTCGGCTACACTCTCGGGCATGGGGTTGGGCTTGTGCCATATAATGTCTTGACGCAGATACCACCCGTCAGCCTGTAGAGCAAGTGCGACTCTCCAAGGAATACCAATCAAGTCCTTGTGCTTGAGTCCGCTACGCTTGGCTCCTGCTTTGCCCTTTTGGCTAGCACCCTTGTAGCCTTCAGCGTACTTGATCTTGCCGTATGCAGGGGTGGCTGCACCCATCTTACGCAACTGCTCCATGCCTCCGCTTGTGGTGGCATACGAGTCGCCCAAGTTTAGCCATAGAGTACCGTCATCACGCAGAATGCGACGAGCCTCGCGGAACACCTCCACCATTTTCTGTACATACTCGTCGGGTGTTTCTTCACAGCCAATCTGCGAGTCAACACACCGTGCACCACACTTGCCGCACACATCCTTGAAATAGTATCCACTCGTCTTGGTGGCTTCGCGGCTTGGTCTGTTCTTGTTGAATTCGGAATTACCAAACTTCTTGGTCTTTGTGGAGTCTGCAACATGGTCGCAATCAGGATCACCGCCTTCCCAATTTGCAGTTTCGTAGTCACGCAGCCCGTAGTACGGGGGTGAAGTAATAATGGTTTGAACGCAGCCGTCAGGCAGCGTCTTCATGCCCTCAATGCAGTCGCCAAGAATGATGCGGTGTGTGTTCATCCAATGTCTCCGTACTTGGTTCCACGAGTAAAGAATTGCTCTTCGTGCTGCTCAAAGCCAAAGCACTCTCTAGCATACTCCAAGATGATACCCTTGTCAAACTTGTTGCACGAGTACACATCAAGCGTAATAAATCGCTTTGGTTCCATTGAGTGGATTTGGATGCCGCTCTCAATGAGTGGAACCCAACCGCTCACCCCTGCCTTGTCGGGATACAGTTCTGTGCCGTGGTTGGTTGGCCCGTGCATCACCACAGGTTGGCTCATACGGGTCATGCCAATCTTGTCTACAACTCGCTCAAGAAAGCGGTAGTGGAGTTCCAAGTCATCGGCTGCTCCAACGCGACAACTGTACATGTCCAAGTAGTACGAATATCCGAATGGTTTGCTCATGTTAAAAAATCCTCTAGTGTGGGTTTAGTTTTATTTTTTTGTGGCTTATTTTCCATAAGAGTTTTCAGTTCTTTTGTTGTAATTCCAAGCCCATTGGCTAGTTGCCGAACAAATTGGTGTGCCCGCTTGAGGCTGATTCGCTCACTATACAGTCGGAAGTGCTCTGGTGCAAGTGCAACAGATTCAGGGAGAATAGAGGCGGCTTTTGAAATATTTTCAATGCTTTCCAATATTCTAATGTTACAGGGATGGTGAATACCACCATGAGCCAACGGCAAAACATGGTCAAGATGATACCTTTTTCCTGTTTCTTTTTGAAGGGCTACACGAGTGAGTTCCAACTGTTCCATCATTTGGTTTTCTTTATCTGTAAGAACAACCGATGCCATTTTTTGAACGGCACGACGCTTTCTACCTTTCATTATAATTTTTTCTGGATTATTTTTCTTATACTCTTTGTTTTTTTCTCGTATTCTTTCTATGTTAGCCAAGCGATATTTCTTATCCCTGATCTTTACCCACTCTCTATTTTTTTCTTTCCACTTCTTTAGGATTATTTTGCCTTTTTGTAGCAGAGTTTCTCTATTTTTCAGATAGTATTCCGCTTTTTGGGCTTTTAGTTTTTCTTTGTTGGCTTGTCTGTATGCTTTTTTCTTTATGGAAATCAAAGACTTATTTTTTTGATAGTATTCCCTGCCTCGTTTTGATATTCTCTTTTTGTTCTTTTCGTAGTATTTTTTTTGTTTAGCCAAAATATCGGTCTTGTTGGCTTCGTATCTCTCTTTGCTTTCTTTTGCTTGTTTTTCTTTGTTAGCCCGATACCAAGCCTTTTGTAACGCTAACTTCTGCTTTCTGTTCTTTTTTGACCACTTCTTTACTCTAGCCAAAATTTTATCTCTGTTTGCTTGATAGTATTCCGCTTTTTGGGCTTTTAGTTTTTCTTTGTTATCCTCTCGCCATTTTTTCTTATTGAACATATCACTTTTCCATTTCTTTTGGATACGGATTATTACTTCTTATGAAGTTCTTTTTGAATTTTGTTCCAGTACTTGATTGTGTTCGGGTTCAAGTGTCCACGCGAACCACCACCGTTGTGGATACGAGCCAAGTCCTGCACCGTTGCACCCTTCGGAGCGTAGCGACACCAATACGCCCACACAATCCGTTCAGAGTACGCCTTGTCCATACAGTCGCGGTACACGCCACCAATAGACGGATCGTACTCCACAGCGTCCTTCCAATACTTGTACCAAATCTGATACGGGCCAATTGCCTTTCCACCATCACCAACCAGTACCTTGCCACGCGAGGACTCCACGGTGTACATGGCATCCAACAGGCGGTCGGTGGGAACAGTAGGCGGAACACTCAAAACAGCAGTCATAATTACAGCAGTAATCACGCGAGAACCCTTTCACGGTATTCAAGAAGAGCCAAATCCTTTGCTTTGGCTTCAAGCATGACATCGTATTCACGCACGGTGTCAAGAAGCGGTATCTCTCCCTTTATGTAGTCCGAGTGTGCTTGGGGACGCTTGCCGTCCGCAGATTCCGAGTAGTGGACTTTAGGAATTTCACAGAACCCGTCCCAAGTACTGAATGCCATATTGGCAGCAGCCTCAAGGGTTTCCCGCTGGCAGAAGCGGTGGTGATGAATATCCAAAACCAGTTTGAGTCCCGCACACCGAGACGCAAGGGTTTCGTACAGATCACTCATGCTCCACATGGACGGCTTGTCGTCGTTCTCCACCGTTAGGCGAGCACGAATGCGTGTAGCCAACGCCTCGTAGCGTTGGGCAAAGCGTTTAGCGGTTTCACTCTTGCCGTCGTACACGCCACCCACATGGATATTGATGGCAAACTCGTCACCGTAACCCAACAGGTCGGCTAGCAACGAGTGCATTTCCAAACACAACACACTCTTGTCTGCAATCGCGTGGTCAGGCGAACCCAAACAGGTGTACGGGCCAGGATGGCACGACAGCCGCATGCCGTTGGCTTTGGCGTACTGCCCCGCAGCAGACAGACTTGCCACCACGCTTTGGTAGTGCTCAAGTGGAATGTCGTGCAGGGTATACTTTAGCGTGGGGTGATCCATGAACGGGAACACACCGCTCCCAATGCGGAAGAACCGAATTCCATTTTCCACATTCCACTTCAGGATGGGCAAAAGGTCTGCGGCATTGCGAGCGGCTAGTTCTCCTGCTCGTTGCAGGGTAAAGCGATCCATACGCAAAGTTCGGTCGGTAAAGTACCGATCTTTGGGTTTACGCCCTTCCATGAGGGACAGGTTTTGGCATGCGTAGCCGAGATGGCGAATCATGCCCACAGTATACACCACTCTATATTTGTGTCAAGCCGTTATTGCGACCTTTGATTATTATAATTGGCGTTTTCATTTTTTAAATCGTAATAGTACGAGTCATCGTCTCCCTCAATCACCCAACGGTCACTGGCGGCTTCGCATCGGAACACTTTATCGTCAACTTTAAAGTCTGGATTTGTGGGGAAAGGAGTAGTAACAAACGACATGTGTTTCCAAAATATTCTATTATTTGGTTGTAGCGTGTAGCAGCCGTTGTCCAACCGTAACATGTGTAAACACTTGTACTGTGTTGGTTC